GAGGTAGAAGAGATGCTAGAGATGGCAGATGATTACATTGAAATAGGACCTAACATTACTATTAAGGTACCTCTTACCCCAGAGGGATTGAAAGTCTGTAAAGATTTAAGTACAGATGATGTGGCAGTAAATGTCACTCTCTGTTTCTCTACAGCACAAGCAATACTTGCTGCCAAGGCAGGTGCAACATATGTATCCCCTTTCGTTGGTCGTGTTAACGATCAATCATTCGATGGTATCAAACTTATAGAGGAGATCTCAGATGTCTACGCTACGCATAAACAAAAAACACAAGTCCTTGCTGCTTCCATTAGGGACGTTTACCAAGTCGCCTCTTGCTTTAGAGTGGGTGCTGATATCTGTACCATTCCTAGTAAAATTTTTAGTGGAATGTATAAGCATATTCTCACAGACCAAGGGATAGCAAAGTTTGATGAAGATTGGACTAAACTTGTAGGAGGATAAATGAAGAAAAGAAATTTAAAAACATTGATACATGACCTTGAGGTCGCAATAGCAGAGTTAAAATCTGAAGTGTATTCTGACACTAATGCTTATCGTATAAGTAGTGATAATGATAAGACTACAACATATAGTGACATTAACGACGAAGACGGAATCTGCGATTGATTATGAAAATCCCTGGCTATATCAAGGTACAGCTTTTACTTCTGACGACATTGATGATTTCTTCGGTTTCGTCTACAGGATTACAAATCTACAAAATGGTAAACAATATATCGGACGAAAATACTTTTACCAAAAACGAAAACCAAAGGGAGGTAAACGAAAAGTCACTAGCGAATCCAATTGGAAGAAGTATTATGGAAGTTCAGATGAACTGAAAGAAGAAATAAAAAAGGTAGGAAAAGATACGTTTAAAAGAGAGATCATATCTCTACATAAAACACTAGGACAAGTTAACTATGAGGAGACTCGTCAACTGTTCTTGAACAACGTACTCACGGAGGCAGACACCGATGGCACACCTAAATTCTACAACAGCAACATACTTGGAAGATACATGCGAAAGAACTATTTTGGAGCAAGCGATTAGTAGAAATTTAATACTTGACATAGAGTACCCCAAGTTGTATAATAGAATTATGAGACATTACGAAGATCGAGGTATCGATTTCTATGGTAATGCTGACGAGGATTATGACATCCTCCTTGATAAACTTGAATCTGATTTACATTATGAAAGTAATTTTTGAACGTTATCCTTATCGATACGTCTCTTCGGGTGTCCTTCCTAATGGTCAACCCGACTATAGAATACAGAAGTTCCATGAATGGACTCAAAGGTACAGAGATATGTACCTACTAGATAATTCTATACAGTTAGATACTGCTATAGAAGACTTTGAATATACTAAGTGGTTAGACCCTGATCCAGAGGTCGCTGCTTATGCACACAACGCTACTTAAGAGGAAATTATGTCTTGCGGTTTACCACACGTGGAATTAGATGCAGCAATTGCATCTGTAAGAAAGGTATTGAAATTGGCAATAGAGAATGAGCAGTTTCCAGAGAGAGAATTGGATCGACTCTGGGATACTTACCAATCTCTTAAAGCAATTAAAAAGAAAATAGATCATAAGGATGTTAGTTTTACACCTGATGAAAAATTTTCTGATATAATATCCTTTACATCTGAGATATAAATAGATTCGTCTTTGCCAATAGACGTTAATCTAGATGGTTTTCGGAAGCGTTGTAATTATACTCCTATCGAAGACCACTACTAAGGGCAGGGACACTGCCCTTTTTTATTATGAGATTTTTAGAAAACACTGATATATTTGTCGCTGAAATGCCATCAAGCGTCTTTGCTGATATGCGACAAGCATCTGATATTGCGATAGAGAAAAAGATAATACACAAAGATCCTGAGGAAGCGTCACTGCGACAGGAATATGCGATGGAAGTACCACAATCTTTCCATCATTGGATCACATTACTCATAGATCATGCTTATGATCTCCATAAACTGAAGTATGGTATTGCTACAGAAGGTGCACAGAACCTACACATAACTAATATGTGGTGTAATATTATGGAAAAAGGAGACCAACACTACCCTCATATGCATGAGAACTCATTTTATTCTTTTAGCTGTTATATAAGCTGTGCTAATGGTGACGCACCATTTTATTTCATAAAAGATAACAAAGGAACGAAGGTAGATATCAATAAATCCAGTGAGGGACACGTTTTAATCTTCCCATCACAGATGATTCATACAGTATACCCAAAGAAAACAGACGGACAAAGAGTCAGCGTATCAGGAAATATTGTTATCCGACCCTGTTGACAAAACTTTACAATTGCTATATAATATGTACATAACTTTACATTAGTTAACAATGACACCAAAGTACAAGTCTGCGTTCACTGTAACTGAGTCTGGTGGTCGCCAGAACATGTATGCGGTAGAACCAAAGACAGATCTAATCGAGACAGACTATGCTACACAGGCAGAGTTAGTCAATGGACAACTAGCAATGGTTGGATTCGTTGCAATGATCGGTGCATACGCACTAACAGGTAATATTATACCTGGTATATTCTAAACCCTATTATCACACGGAGTAAAACAATGACACCAGAAGCAGAAAGATTTAACGGTTGGTCAGCAATGATCGGATTCGTAGCAGCAGTAGGAGCATACGCAACTACAGGTCAAATCATTCCAGGTATCTTCTAATGTTTGACGAAAAAGCAGAAAAACTAAATGGAAGACTAGCGATGATTGGAGTTATCGCAGGTATCGTATCTTACGTATTTACAGGACAAATTCTACCAGGAGTATTTTAAAATGACAACACCAAAACCAATTGAAAAAGAAAAAGTGTTTGCTGAGAAACTAAATGGTCGTGCAGCGATGTTAGGTTTCGTAGCAGCAGTAGGAGCATATCTAACAACAGGTCAGATTATACCTGGTTTTGTATAATGACCGAGTTAGTAGCAGACAATGCTATATCACCTTTTCAAGCAATACTATGGGTCTTCTATCCAGTAGGAGCCATAGTATTTCTTGAGTTATTCCTTCGTGCCATCAGTGGTGACGATGATGATGACGATGAAGGTGGTGGAGTAATGACACCAGTATACCAAGGAGCATAAAAATGTATCACATTCTATTCACATCAGTTGTTGCACTTTACATCGTATCAGGTGTAGGTAACATCGCATTCGCATAAGAACTAAAGGTCTTATCTTTTATCCCTCAATCTAAAAAGTACATGAAAAAATTAGCATACTCCCCATACTACGCATTAATCGAGTTTGGGTTTTTCGTTGTTGTAGGAACAGCAGCAGGAATGGTAGGAATGATATGAAGTATTATATTCCCCTTAAATGGGTGCCAAGAATATTTTATTGGGCACTTACATTTGCAATCTTAATAGGTGTATCCACTACAGCGTATGCTGAGACACTCTGGGTTCAAGTACCTCAATGGTCTGATGACTGGGAGAAGTGTGCAGTGGATGTACCAGACGCAGCATGTCACTGGTATGTTGCTAACGCAGACAATACTTTTGGAGAAGGATTTGACTGGGAGAACGCACCGTGGTATAGTATAGAAGGACTTAAAGATGTCCCTGCTATGCAAAAAGAAACAGCAGTACAAAAATTACAAGACATAGGATGATTCCACTACTATTAACAGCATCAAGTTTCCTTAACTTCGTGTTTTACATTTACGCAATCGGTTTCGTAGTTGCATTAGGACTAGAGCAATACATTAAAGTTAGACCTCTATCTCCTGAGACAACAATGAATGAGAGAAATATGTTTATTGTACAGAGCAACAGAAAGTATCTCTGGAGACAGACTTGGATAGTAAATCTAAACTGGTTTGTATGTAATGTAGGTTTATATTTCTTATCAAGAAACTTACAACCTGTCACAGATAACTTTTGGCAAGGTATATAAATAGATCAGAATTAAAATTTTATCATGGCAGCAGATAAAGGTAATGCAATCAAGTGGGTTGCAACTAGGAAGGTAGATGATTACCTAGAGTATTTGGTTTCACATACAGCGTGGAATCCAGACAAAAGATTTGCAAAAATATTTGACACTTCAGCAGGTGGTAGAAAATATTTAAAAGAAGCAGGACTTAAAGGTACAGTAAGAAAACATATAATATAAGTTTATGAGTAATATAAGCTACACATATTGAGTACTTTTACTTACTTGACAAAACTTAACAAAAAGATATATAATATATGCAGGTGAGGATTTCCTCACTTTTTTGCTCCTTTAACCGAGACCTTTAAAGGGAGGATAAAACTTCGTCTCTCGTACTACCCTTCATATACAACGTACTCTTAAATGACAACACTAAATTCTTCTAGTTTAACTAGAAAGCGTGGTGGTTTGCTTTCAGGATGGGACGAGTTTTGTGAGTGGGTAACATCCACTGACAATCGCATCTACGTTGGTTGGTTTGGTGTCTTAATGATCCCATGTCTTCTAACTGCTGCTGCTTGTTTCATTGTAGCATTCATCGCTGCTCCTCCAGTCGATATCGACGGAATCAGAGAACCAGTTGCGGGTTCTTTCTTATATGGTAACAACATCATCTCTGGTGCTGTAGTTCCATCTTCAAACGCAATAGGATTACACTTCTATCCCATCTGGGAAGCAGCCACTATGGACGAGTGGTTGTATAACGGAGGTCCTTACCAGTTAGTTATTTTCCACTTCCTTATTGGAATCTCTGCCTACATGGGTAGACAGTGGGAACTATCATACAGACTAGGAATGAGACCTTGGATATGTGTAGCATACTCAGCACCTGTATCTGCAGCATTTGCAGTATTCCTTGTGTATCCATTCGGTCAGGGTTCATTCTCTGATGGTATGCCACTAGGTATCTCAGGTACGTTCAACTTCATGTTCGTGTTCCAAGCAGAACACAACATACTAATGCACCCCTTCCATATGGCAGGTGTAGCAGGTATGTTCGGTGGTAGTCTCTTCAGTGCAATGCACGGTTCTCTAGTGACATCTTCTCTAATCAGAGAGACAACAGAAAACGAGAGTCAAAACTACGGCTATAAGTTCGGACAAGAAGAAGAAACATATAACATTGTTGCTGCTCATGGATACTTCGGTAGATTAATCTTCCAGTATGCATCATTCAACAACTCTCGTTCATTACACTTCTTCCTCGCTGTATTCCCTGTAGTCTGTGTATGGTTAACCTCTATGGGTATCTGTACAATGGCATTCAACCTTAACGGATTCAACTTCAACCAATCAGTTGTAGATGCAAACGGAAAGATTGTACCAACATGGGGAGATGTTCTTAACAGAGCAAACCTTGGAATGGAAGTTATGCATGAAAGAAATGCACACAACTTCCCACTAGACCTAGCATCTGCTGAGTCTACAACAGTTGCATTAACTGCACCTTCAATCGGTTAATTATATAACCCACACGTAAATCAAAGCACCTTCGGGTGCTTTTTTCTTAGGAGAAAAAATGGTAGCATCTACCTTAAACGCACCTAAAAGAGAATGGTTTGACGTTCTTGATGATTGGTTAAAGAGAGATCGTTTCGTATTCATCGGATGGTCTGGTCTTTTACTTTTACCTTGTGCTTACCTAGCAATCGGAGGTTGGTTCGTAGGAACTACTTTTGTGACCTCATGGTACACACATGGTATTGCATCCTCATATCTTGAGGGAGCAAACTTTTTAACTGCAGCAGTATCAACACCTGGTGATGCTATGGGTCATAGTCTATTGTTCCTATGGGGACCTGAGGCACAAGGAGATCTTGTACGATGGTTTCAATTAGGTGGACTATGGAACTTTGTAGCATTACATGGAGTCTTTGGACTCATAGGTTTCATGCTTAGACAGTTTGAGATTGCAGGACTTGTTGGGATACGTCCTTACAACGCACTAGCATTCTCAGCAGTTATTGCAGTATTCACGAGCATCTTTCTAATATATCCATTAGGTCAGCATAGTTGGTTCTTCGCACCTTCATTTGGTGTCGCAGCAATCTTTCGTTATATTTTATTCATACAGGGTTTCCACAATATAACTCTTAATCCATTTCATATGATGGGTGTAGCAGGTATACTTGGTGGAGCATTACTATGTGCCATACATGGTGCAACAGTACAGAACACATTGTATGAAGACACATCACAATACACTGAAGGTAAGATTCAATCTACAACTTTCAGAGCATTCGATCCTACACAGGAAGAAGAAACTTATAGTATGATTACTGCTAATAGATTCTGGTCACAGATATTTGGTATAGCATTTTCAAACAAAAGATTCTTACACTTCCTTATGTTGTTCGTACCTGTCATGGGTATGTGGACATCATCTATAGGTATCGTAGGTCTTGCACTTAACCTCAGAGCATACGACTTTGTATCTCAGGAGATAAGAGCAGCAGAAGACCCAGAGTTCGAGACTTTCTATACAAAGAACATTCTTTTAAATGAAGGTATGAGAGCATGGATGTCATCTGTTGACCAACCACACGAGAACTTCGTGTTCCCAGAAGAGGTATTACCAAGAGGTAACGCACTCTAAAAATCACTTTTAATTTACATTTACCTCGAAAAAATTTTCGGGGTATTTTTTTTGTCTATTAGATTTTTTATAGATAAAACATGGATCTAGACGAACAACTAAAACTTGGTCATCTTCTACTAGAAGAGAGAATATGCAGAGTCTGTGGTGAGAGAAAGAATCTCTTACAATCTTTCTATCGTGTTCATAAGAATGTGAAGTTGATATCGTCTTATTCTTATGAGTGTAAAGAATGCACCATCAAAAGAATTGTTAAAAGTAGAAAGCAATCAGCACCAGTGTCTGAGGTCTATCCTGATTGGTAACTTGCAATACAATAATATTATGCTAAACTGTTTTTAACATAAGTAATCTAAGAACTTAGTAAAAAACATGGAAGATCCAACTGATCTATATCAAGATATGGAAAAACTCAACGCTCTATATGGAGAATTATGTTGGGATCATGACGAACCACTGGATTTTACAGCAGATTATAAAAATGATAGAATAATTATTAGAAGAAAAAGATCCTTACAAACAAAATGAAAATTTTCCTTGACACTGCTGATGTTAAAATCATCGGCAAACACTTCATCGAAACTGGTTTGATCGATGGAGTAACGACAAACCCATCGTTGATCATGAAGAGTGGTAAACAACCCGATGATGTTTACTTTAAATTATTCACACTAGGTGTAAAGGATGTTAGTATGGAGGTTGTTTCTAATACCGCAAAAGGTATGGTTGAAGAAGCAAATCGATTGATAGGTAAGTTTCAAGACATAGTAACAATCAAAGTTCCTTGCACTAGGGAGGGCCTAATCGCCTGTAAGGAACTTTCTGATCGTGGTATAAGAGTTAATGTCACTTTGATATTCAGTGCCTCACAAGCGATTCTATCCGCTAAAGCAGGAGCGAAATACATATCACCATTTGTGGGTCGTGTAGATGACCAGAGGTTTGGTGGATGTAATTTAATCAAACGTATCAGAGAGGTGTTACCATATGACTCATGTGAAATCTTATCTGCATCTATTAGAAGTGTAGGTGATGTGGAACACTCATTCTCACAAGGAGCTGACATTTGCACAATGCCACCTACCGTATTTGAAAAGATGTATGATCACATACTTACTGATAAGGGTTTGGAATTATTTGATATTGATTACAAAAAAACACTAGAACAATTTGGAGGAATCTAATGAATGGAAAACTAGATCCAGAGGAAAGAGTATTGAGCCGTAACTTTACGGTATACTCAAGAGATGGTTGCCCATATTGTGAGAAGGTAGAACAAGTATTGAAGATGACGGGTCTAAATTTCGTAATTTATAAATTAGATAAACACTTTGACCGAGAAGGTTTCATTA